GGCAGCATATACAGACTTCAAATTTGTTGGACCTGAAACCAAGGAAATCTTTGACAGAGAAGCATTGATTGGTGTATCACTTACAGGATGGATGAATAGTCCTGATATTCTATTCGACAAAGAAGTCCTTAAGAAAGGTGCAATGATTGTCAGAGAAACAAATGAGAAGGTTGCTAAACTCCTGGGTATTAATCCTGCTGCAAGAACCACCTGTGTTAAACCTGCTGGTAATGCCAGTGTATTACTTGGTACTGCCAGTGGTATTCATCCCGAACATGCCAGAAAATATATCAGAAACATCCAGGTCAATAAGCAACAGGAAGTTGCATCTATCATTAGAACCATGAACCCATACATGGTGGAAGAATCTGTTTGGTCGGAAGGTAATGCAGACTATATCATTTCATTCCCCATCATTCCACCAAAAAGCTCTATTGTCAAGTCTCAATTGACTGGTGTTGACTTCCTTGAAAGAGTAAAGTTGGTTCAGGAAAATTGGATTGAACATGGAACAAACGAAGAATTGTGTGTTGACAAAACAGTTAGACATAACGTATCTAATACGGTTACAGTTAAAGAAAACGAATGGGATGCAGTATCAAAGTACCTATTTGACAACAGGAACAGTTTTACTGGTGTGTCAATGATCAGTGAAACAGGTGACAAGGATTATTATCAGGCACCAAATATTGAAGTCCTAAGTGCAGATGAAATCTCTAAGAAATGGGGTCCTGCTGCCTTCTTTGCATCTGGTTTGATCGTTGAGTCAACAAAGGGATTCAAAAATCTTTGGGAAGCAACAGCAATTGCTCAGTCTAATGATGATGACTCAAGTCAGGAACTAAAGGACATTCGTGCTGAGTGGATTAGACGCTTCAAGAAGTTTGCTTTGAATTACTTTGGTTCGGACCTGAAGAAGACAGAATATTGCCTGAAGGACGTTTATATTCTACACAAGTGGATGAAGATTCAAACCAACTTTGTGGATATTAACCTATCAGAACATTTGCATGAAATGAAAGAAACAGATATTGATACAATGGGTGCTCAGGCATGTTATGCTGGTGCATGTGAGGTAAGATGAACAACTTTTATGAAGCAATGGAATATATCCAGTATCTGATAGAGGCAAAGAAAAGAGGAAAAATTTCCGATCTTAAGATAATTTGGGACCATGATGAAGAAAAATTATATGCAGATTTATCCTTCAAACCAACAAAGGTAATTGAGTTCATAAATCTGAATTTCATTGCTGTCAATACGAATGTGTCATTTTCGGAAATTGTAAATCAGAAGGATACTATATAGACATGTTAGCTTTTAACACAAAGGAAAACTATGTCTAAAGAAGTAGAAAAATTATGTTTTTATGTTTATGCCTATCTTCGGAAAGATGGAACACCCTATTACATAGGAAAAGGTAAAAATAAAAGATGTTTAAAAAGAAATAAAGGTGACATTAACAAACCGAAAGATAAATCTAGAATTGTTATTTGTGAATCCAATTTAACAGATATTGGAGCATTAGCTATTGAGCGCCGCCTTATTCGCTGGTATGGAAGAAAAGATGATGGAACTGGTATTTTACGAAATAAGACAGATGGAGGAGATGGAACTTCAGGGAAATTCATTAGTGAACATACAAAAAATAAATTAAGAATGGGAAGATTAGGTAAAAAACATAATCAGCATACAAAAGAAAAATTAAAAAATATTAACTTAGGTAAGACTTTATCTGATTTTACAAAAGAAAAAATATCTTTATCAACTAAATTATCTATGTCTGATGATAGAAAAAAAAGGATAAGTGACTCTTTAAAAGGAAGAAAAAAACCGACAAGATCAATTGATCATATAAATAAACTTAAAATTGCTAATGTTGGTAAGAAATGGATAACTAATGGGTATATTACTAAAATGATTTTTAAATATGAACATATTCCTTTTGGTTGGAAATTGGGGAGGAAGATGTGTCACATAAAGAAGTAGAAAAGAAGACATGCCCAGAGTGTGAATCCACTTATAAGTTACTTTATGACTTGGACCTCACCTCTGGGTACCCCAAGTTTTGTCCATTTTGTTCATGTGAAATTTATGACGTGAACAAATATACTGACGAAGAAGAATGATATAACTATATCTCTCGTATTTTGCCTTTTGTTAGTCTTTTATTATATTCATATGATGACATTGGCACTATTCTTTCCTCAAAATCTAAATATTTAGCTTCTCCCCTTTTCAGCATTTTTACAATGTTTGAAGATGAACATGATAATATATTGGAAGCTTCCTTTAGTGAATTGTAAATTTTTTTATCTATTTCAATGCGATTTTTCCCGTTTTTACCACGGTTTGTTTTGGTGCTATGCTCTATTCTGTATTCTGTTTGACTATTCCAAATTTTAGTTCCATCAGTCACTTTTTTGCACACGGAATTGCGTAATGCATTTTTATGATCTTTGGAAATAGATTTTCCAAATTGGTGATTATTTTTACCTTTTTTCTTTTCACTTATTTTTGCTCTAACATCTTCCCGTTTAGCAATATTATTTTCACCTTTCATTTTTTCGCTTTTAATTTTTCTCCATTTATCATTTTTTCTAGTTATTTCTTTTTCTTTAGCCTCATAAATTTTTCTTTCTCTAACAAAAAATTTACCACCTATATTTGTGTTATAATAATCATCGGATAGTAATACATTCCTATCCCATTGTTCTTTCTGTTCCAGAAAGGTCATTTGTTTTTTATAGATGCATAAGTGCAAAATTGTCCGAGTAAAGTTTTCTTTTCCTTGCTTTATAACTTCTTCCATTAATTCTTCCGATGAAGAATAGTATTCTTTCCAATCAGATTCTTTAGTTATTTTTTTTCCGTGAGATTTGTTCTTTCTCCTTGTCCAAAAATGTTTTTTGCCTATATATTTTTTTCTAGTTAGATTATTCTCAATTAAATATATAAATCCTTCATAGGGATTTGGATCGGGGGGTGTAAATATTACCCCATTATATAACCATTCTGTCATTTTAAAAACTTCTTTCCTTTCCTGAAATTATTTTTGAATATTTATTGGATAAATATTTAGTAAACAGAATGTCTTTCCACAGATCACATTTAAAACTGTAATGTTATAACATAACAATAGGTATGTCTTCCACGCATAGCAGCTATTCGGAAATAACATGGATTCCCGCTTGACATACGTTCCTGATCATGTTAATGTGTCAGTCTATTGTAGAAACCTCGAACCGGGAAAGGGTCGTGCTATGTAAATAGGAATAAACGATATATATATGGAATTCGGAATTAGTAGCAGATATATTCCGAAACGGTAATTGACGGGTTATCTGCAATTCTGCTAAATTGCAGATAATTCGGACTTCTCCTTGAGTAAGAGAAATTGCAGTTACCTTTTATTGTGCTCAATTATATGATAGAATATGTGTTAAAATTTGAAAATGACGAGGCCTTTAAAAAACATACCAAGCGTCAAATGCATATTACCCGATAAAATGCTTCGGTGAGTATGTGTTGATTACCGACTTGGAGGTAAGTTGAATTCTTAACTCGTAAGAGTTTTAAATTGGACAGCCGCGGCGGATATTCTCGTATGGAAACGAGATATGGGTGGTTCGACTCCCCCGCAATTTGAAATTCGTCGGTAAAGTAACTGGAGATGAACCAGTTATTTCCATTGATACAGTTAGACCTCTGACGTTTAACTGTATCAGTCGAAGTAATGGTGAATAAAATGGGAACTATTTGACATGATTACTACTGATTCTATGGTTGATCGTTTGATGCATATTCCCCAGGAGGAACTTGCGGAAATGTGTTGTGCGGCCCACGAGGACCAATATGGTTTCAAGGGTCGTCATTTGCTGCGACATACGGTCCCGGAACTTGTTTCCTGGTGGGTGTCGCACTATTCCTGGAATGAGGAAACTCAATGCTGGGAATCGGTTTGTCCTTTCGAGGACGAGGAAGATTGGTATGAGGAAGAACCTTCCTCTTGGGAAATTATGTGCTCGGGTGAATAATCATGTCAATTTCGGTCAAAAGCGTAAGTACACAAATACAGTTTAAAAAAGAGGCTTGACAAATGTTTTGGAAGGTGTTATACTACACTTCTTTGATTGCGATACTATATATTTTCGTCCAATTTGTTTCAATCGCAATGTATGCGGCGGGAATTTATTTGGAAACTGTATATTATATCCCAATTTTCATTACAAATGCCCTAAATAATCTCCTATGGATATGGTTTGGGTATGAATTATATGAAAGTGGTTTGCTAGAATCAGAATAATCCAGGTTCGTTTAACGGGTTAAGACCCAGGATTGTGGATCCTGAGAAGATGGTTCGATCCCATCACCTGGGACCAATACCAGTGAGGCTGACTGGGTAGGCATTGCTCTCATAAGGCAAGTTAGATCGGTTCGATCCCGATCACTGGTACCAAATAGGAGATTATTATGAAAGTATGGGTTGTTATCGTATTTTATGACATAGGTGGTTATGAAGGATCCGATTCTGTTTGGGATACTGAAGAAGCGGCAAATGCTCGTGCAAATGCATTGAATGAAAAATATGCTTCTGATAAAGCAGAAGTTATAGAATATGAACTAAATAAATTACCTGAATGAATTTTTTATACGGGTGTGGTATAACGGCTGTGCCTCGGTCTCCAAAACCGAAGAATAGGGTTCGACTCCTTACTCCCGTGCATAGAGAACTCCGGAATTATAAATAAGCAATGATAAGACTTGTTGTAATTCCGGGGTATCTTAGATGTTTTATACAATTTATAAAATTACCAATAAACTTAACGGAAAATTCTATATTGGAAAACACCAGACTAAAGACCTAAATGATGGTTATATGGGGTCTGGTAAAATCTTAAAACGTGCAATTGCAAAACATGGTATAGATAATTTCCAGAAAGAAATTCTCCATGTGTTCCAAACCGAACATGAAATGAATAATAAGGAAAAAGAGCTTGTAACTTTGCATGAAATGAGTTATAATCTTTGTCCTGGTGGTAAAGGTGGTTTTGGATACATTAATGGAAATGGTTTGACTCACCATCCATCACGCATAGATATGGTAAAGTATTCTAAATTAGGTAATAAAAGAAAAACTGAGTTACTTAAAAATGATGAAGAATTTAGGAAAAAATATACTGAAAGTATTTCAAAGGCTAAATTAGGTGATAAAAATCCTAGAGGATTTAAAAATAAAAAACATTCCATTAAAACCAAAAAACAAATGAGTGAAAGTGCTAAAGGAAAAATTCCGTGGAATAAGGGTTTGTCCTGGAAAGAATGGCATCCTAAAGGTAAAATATAAATGATAGAAACACTTTTAATCATTCTGTGCATATATGTCATTGGAATGATAATCGATTATTACTTTCTTTATTGAGGATTTGTTATGGCAAGAATAAGTGATAAAGATGAATTGATCAAGAACGTTCTTTCACGTTTTAATGTGTATCAGGTGCATCAAATTATGAAGTACATGGGATGGACTTGGGCACCAAAGTTTGATATTCCTACGTGTGATGAAATTTATGAGGAAGCTAAACGTCTTCTCGAAGGTGTTTATGATGAAGCAATCTTGAAACAAGAAAGATCAACACGTTCAACTGGTGGTCTTTCAGCAGAAGCATATTTCTATCTGGACGATTTGAATTTGATTATTGAGTTTGTTCCTGTTAGTGCAGAATCGTGGTGATTGAAATAGAAGGCGCTATTATTTCTATTTTGGTTGCCGTTGTGCTTCTCATAATTGGTGCAGTCATTGATTATTACTGGTTAAGTTAAAATAGATAAGGCCCAGTAGCCGAGTTAGGTTTCTACCCTATTAATCGTAATCGGAGCTGAAAATGCGGGTTCGAGTCCTGCCTGGGTCGCCAATTTAGTTTTGTTCGGTCTGACATGGTGTTGCGAGACGGGGGTCCATGGCCCGTAGTAGCGAAGGAGAGAATGGTTTATCCAGGGTTCGAATCCCCCACCGGACGCCAAATTTTGAAATATTCCGGGATCGTCTAATGGTAGGACGGCGGCTTTTGGGTCCGCCTATCTGGGTTCGAATCCTAGTCCCGGAACCAATTTTTTAAAGGAGGTAGTCATGTTGTAAAACCTAATATAGGGAGACACAACATTGTCTAGAACATATCGACGTACTAACAAAGGCCAGAAAGTTGATTGGCTTCCTGAGATTTGGGAAGACGATCTAAATCCAGATTACGTTTGCAGATATGGATACCGTATGAAACTTTACTGCAAAGAAAAGGCAGAATGGGTCAAAAATAATCCTCACCGTAAAAAGGATATTAACGATTATTTCTGGTTGGATTATAGTAAGTCGCCTTCTCATTGGAACCACGATTATTCTACCGTTCCTAGACGAGCAAGCGACCGCGAACTTCTTCACAAAATTAAGAAGGGCGAACTTGATCCAGACGATACGGTATTCCGTGACGGCAAAAAACCAATAAAATATTACTGGTAAGATAGGATTAAAATGTCAATAGAAGATTTTTGGTTTAAAGTAAAACAAGCTTCTATTCGTTACCCTAATCATTTCAAGATTAGGAAACTCTCGGACCTGTCCGAAGAGGAGAGGAAGGATTATTTACGCAAGAAGGAAGACTTTCTTGCTGGGGTATGCAAAAAGACATACCAGACATGAAAAAAAATTAGTTGACTTCTTAAAGGAGTTGTGTTAAGTTACATACATACTAAACAAGGGCAGTATAGTGTCCTTTACTCATGTGCCTTCGGGTGCATGGGTTAGAATAAGCATCGTGAGGTGCCCAAAGGTGGAATGCCTACATACCACCACTAGCAATAGTTCGTCTATACAAGCCTGCTTGCTACCGTGAGGTAGGGATCATTCATAAAACGGGTGGTTCTAACAATAACGCAAGTGTAGTGGAAAGAACGTTGATTTAAGCGCCCGAAAGGGAAACGCAAGTCGATGGAAAGTAACAGGTGGTGCTGACTTCACTATGAAACCAACTTGTCAATTGGTACAAGAAAGGGTAGTATTATTGTCCGAGGAGTTGCATCCAAGGGCTTTAGTGCAATATTAATGGGGAATGGACAATAGGACATTTCTCGTGAAATATGACTGAGTAGACCGCAAGTCCAAAGGTACGTGGTGTGTTGTATTGGGTAATCCAAAAGATTATTCAGCAACAGAGGCAGCACATCGCAGTAGGTTAGAAGTTGCTCAATGGTAGAGCATCTGCATTTTACGCAGACGGTTGTTGGTTCAATTCCAACCTTTTAGGTCAAAAACGTAAAGACTGCCTCGGTTGTGTGTGAAAAATATCTAATACTTGAGCCGTAAGGTAATCAAGTCAGACGTAACTCGCAAGGTGAAATCTGTTTGTATTTAAAGTTTCGTGGCCCGCAAGGCTTAACAGTCCGCAAGACTGACGGGATAGAGAGTGCAGAATATCACACAATGTCAAGTCTAATGCATGACTTTAAACTGCGATATTGTTCGGATACTATTTGACCGAAAGGCAGATAGTGGACAACGAGAGAAGGCTCCTCGCAAGGGATGCTATAATGCTCAAAGTCCGAATGCAAAGAGGTGTAATCTCAGCCTTTTCTATTTAATTTTCCGGCTGTCGCCTGGTGATAAGGGTACGAGACTTTCACTCTCGGACTTCGCGGGTTTGACTCCCGTCAGCCGGACCAAATTTAGACAATCTTCGGTTATTATCACAGAATTGTCATGGAATCGAACCATGCCCTGCCCCCACTCGGGGCTGTGCAACCACTACACTAACGAATTCTTCTTAGAGCCTGCAGCTCTCACAGTGATAATAACCGAAGATTGTC